GTACTCGCTGCTGCTGCAGGAAATTCTATAGTTAAGTCACCTGCTGTAGCACTTACAGTACCACCAAAAGAAATTACACATATTGCTTTGTTTGAAGCAGAGGAGTTGTAAATAATACAACCTGCTGCTGAAGTTGTTACGTTAGAAAAAACCTCATCTGTAAAATCTACTATAGCTGTAGTACCATCTACTGAAATAGCAGCACCATCTAAGTTTTGTCCACCTGCTGTGTAGTTAGTACCTGATGCTTCATCAGAGTTACCTGTAACGTCTGAGTAATTAGTTGTTGCTGCACCATATGTACCAGACTCACCGCTTTTAATTAATGCAAGTTTTAAAGTATGGGTATCCAGATCATGAGTACCCCCTAGAAGCTCTGATTTAAAACTTGTACACATTGCTGTTGTAATGCCCATGTTTGAATCCCTTTATATACAGTTAGAGAGGCCACCCGAAAGCAGCCTCTCAAATTATTTTATGCTAGTAGATCACGATCTACTTCAGCAGCTGCTCCTGTAGCACCCATAGGGGCATACACTACAAAGAACTTAAATGAACCTGCTGAAGGTGCATTTGAACCTGCAGTTAAAGCAGTAAATGTTGTAGCTGCAGTAGTAACATTTGTGATGCCATTTACTGTAGTAGTAGAAGCACCCAAAGTTTTAGCGCCATTGATATCTGCTGTTCCCAACATATCAGTGTCGCCACCTGTTACACCAAAGCTCACTGCATTAGCACCACCAATAGTGGCAGCTGCAGTACACTCAGCACCAGCGGCAAGAATTACACAGTTATCTGGAACCGTACCGATGTCGTGAGTTGAACTAGTAGTAAGAGAGCCGTGAGCAATCTCAGCGGTCTCAATGCGAGTTACGTCTCGTAAAGCCATTGTTTATCCCTCCCTTACGCTGCGTTATATTTAGCAGTAACGATTGCTTCTGGACGAAGAATCTTTCTGCCATATAGATGCATACCACGAACAATGTCAGCAAAGCTGTCAGTGTCACGATATGTTTCAGTTTTGTTGATTTGCTCCGCAGTTGCGACAGCAGAATCATGACCTGCAACAATAACACCAAAGTTAGTGTTTTGGTTTGCAGAACCAGTTGTGCCAGCACCTGTGCCAGCAGCTGGTAGGTTGCTTGAAGTATATACACGGAAGCCATGTAGGTTGTTCAAGACAAGACCGTTACGTAGTCCACCTGACTCACCAAAATCTGCGTTTAGAAAACGAGAGTCTTCGTCACGTAGGATTTCCATAAATACTGGATCAACTACTAGCCAACGACCTTGTGTATCAACTTGTTGTTGATCCAACAAACGAGCCATTCTAGCTACCATCATTGCTGGTGAAACTGTTGCAGTTGGCATAGCTGTCTCACCGGGTAAACGTGCAGCTACTGGAATTGAGTGATTACCAGCACCAGCAGTTGTGATGTTACCAAATGAATCTTTTTGAAGTTTCATTGATGACAACAATTCGTCTGAACCTGCAGTACTTACTGCTTTAGTACCATTAACGGTAGTGTTGACAGTATCAGCTACAGAATGTAATGCAGACTGAGAATAACCTGATAGGTAGCCAAGAACTTCTTGGTCATACTGATCAGATAGACGATATGCGGCTCGGTTTGTAGCCAAGTCCATGAAGTTCACATGTGAGTGAGCTTCTTCAATGTCGTCAATTTTAAAAGCAAAGTAGTTTGCTTTATCGACAACAAGTGAGAAATCTTCATCGTCAAGATCTTGTGCAGTGATTGTTGTACCACGAGCATAAGAATTAACTGAGATTTCAGGTTCTTTGATAATTTTAACGGTATCGCCTTGAGCAGCAATCTCGCCAAAATAGTCAGAGTTTGTGATGTCACCGCAAACCGTAGACTTACGGAATGCAAGTTGCACCTTTTTGGAATAGATTACGGAACTAAAATTACCATTTGGTAAGTTTGTGTGTCCCGCTGCGGAAGTAAAAGCCATTGTTCTTCTCCTTAGAATTTATTGGCGTTTAAAGTTGGGGAAACCAAACAACCGTAACAAGAGGCTAAACGTTTTCTAGGGTGCGTTAGGCTAACAGTCGGCCAACCGTTAACCTTACGGGCCTGTACTTGTTTAGGTAGTTCCCATTTGTGTTTAAGTTTTTAGTGAAAGTAATAGAGAGGTAGTCCCACATGGGAGGCTCTTTAAATACTACTAGTTATACACTAAGGTTTTGTTTTGTCAACACCTATCGTGCATTACCTGTTATATCATAGATAAATTTACCGCTACGCATAGCTTGGTTAATTTCATCCTGACGTTTTTCAAATTCTTTTGCAGACATTTTAGAAACTTCTGACTCTCTTATTTGAGCAGAGGATTCATCTACATCTACATTAGCCTTTGAGTTTTTGCTTACCAAAGATGCAGCAGCTTTCTTGCTTGCTTTCTTTGCAGTTTTAGTAAGTCCTTTATCGACCTTATACAGATCAATAACTCTTACGACAGAAGCTGGATCATCTGCGTTTTCGTAGATTGCATCCTGAACCCATTTAGGTTGTGCTTCTGCCCAGTCATGAAACTCATCTGCTTTACGTAGTGTGTCAAAGTCTGGATGTGTTTCACGAATTGTTGCTTCTGCTGATTTACGAGTAGCTTCATATTGTATTTCATCTAACTCAGCTAAACGTGATTCAGCTTTTTTATACATCTCCTGAGCTTTCTTAGCTGCAATAGTCTCCACTATTCCTGCTACATCTGGGTATTCTTTTGCCCACTGCTCAATGTCTTCGTCTGACTTGGGTGGTATAATAGACTCACCCTTCATTCTGTTTTCGAGTGCTTGTAACTTATCGTTCCACTCTTTTTCTTTTTCAGACATGTGTCGTCTAAGATCACCGTAGCGTTTCTTAAAAGACTTTTCTTCCCGACTTAAGTTAGAATCATCTTCTTGTGCTTCTTCTTTAATGTCGGTTTCTTTTTGTTCGGTATCACCTGTGGCCTGTACTTCGGTTGTCTCAGATCCTTCGCCATCGGGTTCATTTTCTTCAACTTCTTCACCACGAGCTTGTGCCTCTAGTTTAGCAATTTCTTCTTCTTCTTTTTTTAACCGTTCTTGTTTACGTGCATAGTTACTTCCACGTTGTACAAAACCAGCATTCTTTGGGGTTTCTACTGCTTGTAATTCAGGCATCATATTCTCCTTATGTTGGGGCCAGCGTTATTGCTGGGTAGCCTTATAGTTATTCGGATGTTATTTCTTTTTCTTTTTCTTTGTCATCAAGCCGCCTTTGTTTCTAAAACCGGGGCCACCTACATTAACAGATTTTTCTTGTTCTTTTTTGATATTTACTTTTTTAGGTGTAGACTTTTTAGGTGTAGAACTTCTAAATCCCGGACCACCTACGTTGACAGAGCTTTGTTGTTTTTTAGCAATATCTATACCACTTTTACCAACTGATACTGACGGACTGTCATCTTTAGGTGTTGGTCGGTATGGATTAATTGTTTCTCCTGTATCACTGTCTGTTGTTACATATGTTGGTTTAGTAGGCTCTGATTCTGTTTCTTTAGCAACTTGTTCTTGTTTTGCTTTAACAGAAGCTTCATATTTAACTCTATACTTTTCATAGTCTCTATCATTTTTAAACAATGGCTTATCATCTATAATACTTGTGGCTTCTCTATCTAATAATATACCATGCTCTCCAGCTGCTTGTATAGCAAACCTATCCCCATCAATCATCTCTAGCGGAGTTAGTTTTAAAGCACCTGTTCTAGCTGCTTTCCATTGTTCTAATAACTGTTGAGCTTCTCCTTTTTTACCTTGAGCATCTAAAAGAATAATGTTGGCTGCACTATGAGCCAGCTTTGTGCCTTTTTCAAATGCCCCTAAAGGTCCGGGTAAGAAAGAATCAAAAGCAATTGCTTCTTTTGTTTGATCAAAAAGATTACCCAAACCTTCATCAGTACCGCTATAATCATAATCTTCCATCCATGCATCAGGATCTGGCTTAGGCATATTTGCAAAAGGATCACCGTCATCATCACTACCACTAGCTTGTGGTTGCGCTGGTTGTTGTGCTCTAGGTACACACATCTTAGTTTCTGGATCGTAATCCATACCCATCTTATCACAGTTTTCTACCGAAGGTACAGAGGAGTCTACTCCACCACCAGTCATTGTTGCTGGGTCTGGTGGAGCCATATAGGTAGCACCCGGAGTTGCAAATATTGGATTTATAGTTGTAGGACTTGCAATGTAGTTATAAGCTGCTGCACTGTCAGCATCTATATTAGGAACTGTTGGCATTGGAACTACACCACCAGTACTCATACCTCTACGTGGAGGTGGTGGATTAATTTGATCCATCTGTTCTGCAGTCATCATAGCTTGAGTACGATTTTGCATATCCATATTTTGTGGGTTATCAGCCATAACGTTGCTAACTTGCTGATCCATTTTAGTAGGATCGTTATAAAGGTTTGATGTCATACCACCAACGTTGTATCCTACGCCTGTATCTACTGGCATTGTTTGCTCGTTGCCTTGCATCATACCACCCCGATTCATACCATCCATTGGCATGTCTCTCGGCATATCCATAGGCTCACCACCTATCCTACCATTAGATTCCATGTCAGCTAAACCTCTTTTAGCTTCCATTCTTAAATCTTCAAAAAACTTTACACCAAAGTATTGTACGACATCAGCAGGAACTACATACTCACCTTCAGATAGTTGAGCAGGTATATCATCTCTGACCTCACTAGCCATAGAACCCGGAGGTATCTCATTACCTGACACTGGATCTACATCCATACCGTCATCTCTTAAACCACCTTCTTGCATGAAGGCCATCTCCATTTGATCTTTCATAACTGTACCACCTTCATTGTATAATCTTTCACCTTTTTTAT